TTGTAGGTTTCCCGTTTGCAGTTTTTACATTTAACAGTTGCCAAGCCGGGATGGGATGATAGCAAGGCATACGCGCCTCTTAGGCGCGAATACCACCACGCACTGGCATTATGTTAGCATTTTTGGGGTGTACATGTTTTGCACCAGCAGTTTTTGAGAAATATCTTTTTGACTGACGATTACCAAGTTTTTTTCGGAAGGCCATTTTAGTATCTCCCTGATTCTTTGACGAATTCTTGTTCAGTAACAGAAGCTCTGATCTGCGTATGCAGCTCAGAGATAAGATTTTGGATGGTGAGGTCCCTGGATTCAGCATCCATTAAAGCCATTAACATCCAGTTCATCAGATCGAATTTTTTAACGCCTGCAAGTTTCGGCATTTTAGCCCCCGATTTGAGTTTGGTGTCAGTCAGCACAGTTACATCAAGTAGAAACTGTGCTTTTAGGCCGGTTTATTCAACTCGGCCTTGATTTTAGCGATAAGATCCTGCTCGGACTTATCTTTTTCGGCTTTTTGCTTCAGCACACCGGCTTCAGCTTCAGCACGACGCGCGTCCGCGCGTTGTTTGACGATCTCAGGCTTGAGCAAGCCCATTTTTTCGAGTTCGTCGATATTTTTATTATCCGTCGCGAAAGCGAGGAATTGCGTAGGATCGTTTTCGAAACGATTACGCAGAGTTACGTCCAGATTGGCGAATTGTTCTTCGGCAGTCCGGACGATGTTTACGGCCTCCTGATAGTCAGGAACGGCAGAGAAATCGCCGTATCGGCCATTTTTAGCGATGAGGTCAGGAAGTTGACCAGTTCTTTCGAACTTTTTGAACATCGCATTGATATCGGTATCCTTAAGATCCGATTGTTTAGTTACCCCTCGATCCCCTTCGAAGGAGAGGTCAGAAGCAAGAGAAGGACGTTCGTCATATTGAGCGCGAGCAGTTATCATTTTATTCACCTTTTTTTGGTTGTTACTTCGCCAGAGAATGTTGATTCGGAACGTTTTTTACCACCAGCCCAGGGCACCCACCGGAGAATTGCATCATTGATCCGGTCAGCCCTTTCGCCGATTGCATCGGCAGTTGCCATTTTTGCATTTACGGTTTGTTTTTTTGCTTCAGCGATTGCCATTTGTTTTTGAGCTTCGACTTTAGAGTCGAGTCCAGATTGCGCGAGATCCGCTTCCGCTTTAAGCGATCGCGCGCTATGTTGCTGAACAGCAGTTTCAGCAAGTTTTTTAGCAGTATCAGCAGCTAGATTTGCCATTTGCGCTTTTATAGGAGCAGCGCGAACTTGAGTATCCTCCATGACAGCCATAGAGCCTCCCGGGGAGCTAGCCCCGGATCCCCCGGTAGCCGACAATATGGGATTTAAGCCGGCATTGCGAAGATCAGCGACTTCGCGAGTGTGAGCAGTGTTAGACATACGCTCCTGAAAGTCGCGGTTTTTTTGAGCTTCTGCAGCATTAGCAGCGTTCATAGATTCAACGCCTTTTGCAGAAGACGAAGAGGACATTGCGCCTCCGGCGAGAGAGAAGAGACCACCGACGATTGATGATCCAAAGCCATCCCAGATTCCCATTTTAGTTAGATGTCCGTATTTCGCGTTTGATCACGTTTTTTGTTGACATCGAGATTTGTGATGAATGTGATGGCAGTATTAAGGATCAGTATTACGAGGGTCATCCAGTCCATGTGCATTTGGCTCCTTTTGTGCCCCGCAGGGGCGAAGGGAGCCCCCAAAGGGGCCCCCTAATTTTTTAAAAATGATCGATTAAGCCGGGTACCGAGTACGTCGGCATAGGACGAGCGCATTTAAGATCGAAGTAGAAGTCTCCGAAGAATTGAGGCTCTGTGTTCACGGCCACGACCCGATCAATAGGAGGGGCTTCCTGTATGAAAGTAGCCCCGAGTGTTGGCAGGCCAGTGAACTTTTGAGCCAGATGCCAGTAGTCAAGAGGAGTTGCGTAGTGTGACCGCATTTTTCCAGTGATAGATGAGGGTTTATAGCGGTATTCCGCGAAGCGTTCTTGATAGCCGAAGGCAGCAGCATCTTGAGCAGCATTAGCAGAGCCCTGACAGTAGATTTCTTTGTTGAGTACGGCTTGTTCGCCAATATTTGCGAGAGCAGGCCAGTACATATCGAGACGAGTAGACCGGGAGAACATACGATTGAGCCCGGTTTGATAGTTAAGATCGGCATAGCAGCAGACGAGGCCGATTAAGAGACAGTGTTCCGAAAATGATTTTGTAAAGCCTTGACCGTGAACGGCGACAGTGCCAGTAGCAGAGAGACGGCCAGTGGCAAGGGCACCCGCGGTCGCAGAAGTTTGCGGAACAGGAGTAAGCATGATAGGAGTTGTACCACCGCCCAAGTATTCCGGGCGTTGGAGTCGGGAGTCATTAGGATCAAGGACCCCGAAATGAGATTGTACGATTTCACGGTAACGAGTACCGCCACGCGCATCGCGTTCGTACATTTTTTGAGTCTGGAAAGCAAGACGTAAGGAATTGATTGTTATACCAGACGCAGCGGAGAGATCGGCGGTAATGTCCGGGTAACCGGCAGTAGCGGATTGTTTTACGTACCATTCTCCGGCACCGCCAGAATTGGCGATCCACCCGGAGACAGGGTAGTTTACGGTACCGGCGACATCGCCGGATTCATGCACGGTTTTGTTATAAGGAAAACCGAAGGTAGAGGTAACGCCGATACCGCGGACCGGGGCCGAGCCCACAAGGCCGACGGAGACGGCTGTACCAGTGTTGTTTTTTTGCGTCCAAGGGAGGCAGGAAGTGAAGTAATCGTGGCGTTTGCCACGTTTAAGAAGGACATAGTTCGCAATAGCGTCCGGTCCGTCTCCGGTGTCGACGGTTACGGAGTCCTGAAGATTCTGATCACGGAACCATTCGTTCCAGATCAGATTATAAGCACGATGCCACAAGGACACGTGCGAGAGAGTGCCGGCAGCCCCAATAGGGGTAGTTGCGCCGGCGATAGGAATCCCCATATAGTCCGAGAGGGATTCAGCAGCCGGTGTGTAAGCAGTAAAGACCGGCATAGTATAGTTTGTTGAAGCAGCTGTTGTGGCTTGTTCGCCACAGAATTTTTTAAAGTTCGCCCAGACGAGCCTGTAAGGAACGGCGAAGAAAAAGGTAGAAAGATAGAGATTGTCCATAAAAGGAACGATCGGAGTTGAGAGACGAGCGAAGGAGGACATTTTGCAGTTAAAGCTATCCCCCGGCAGAGCTTCATCGACATAGACCGGGATCAAGTACCCGGAATTGAAGGCGGTTTTGTAGCCGTGCGATCTGTTAAAAGACGATCGCTGAATATCGGCTTTAGGAACCTGAGAGAATTGGTGACCGCCTGATAATTTCGATGGTAAGTTACCGGAGGGGAAGCTAAGCATTTTTTGCTCCTTTAGTTTTGTTCGGGTGAGAAATTTTCTTTAATGTGTTCGGATGCAAGACCGAGAGAATATTTTGTTTCATAAATTTCGAGTTTACCGGTGGCTTGTTCATATGCACCGATCTCGAAAAGGTTAAAGTCAGCAGGAAATTTCGCGATTTGATTTTGCTTGTCAGATTTGTTAGATGCAACCTCCTGCCATTCGCGAAGAGCGTTGGCAGTAAAGTCCCGGAAGAACGGAACGCCATAAGATTCGGTTTTTGCATCGTACACCACGAAAAGTTTAAGTTTCATTTTCTAAGCCCCTTTTTAGAAGTTTGAACTGCGCCAGTTTACAAGTTTCTTTGGCCCTCAATCGGGCCTCTGTGTTGTCTGCAGCATTGTTGAGCGCAGTCATTTTTCTGTCAAGTTTTATCATTTCATACATTTTTGGGTCGATCTCCTCCAATTTCTTGTCGTAGAATCGCGCAGGACGCATTATCTTTCCGCGAATGACCACTTCATCGGACGGAAATACATCGTCCTTAAATTGTTTAAACCATCCGGATCCGATCCCCGGACGCCGGGACATGGTTGTATATTCGGGCTGTAGCCCTTGATAATGTTGTTCGGCGAGATCGCCGGTTATTTTTTTTGTAATGTAGCGTGCCACGTAGGCAGCAGATTCAAAAGTTACGTCTCCCACAGTTGCAAAGCCATAAGGCCAGATTTTTTCGAGCATGGGAGAACGATAAAGGCGACATTCGTCGCGGATAGTGTAGAGGATTTTATCGGGGAAGTCATACCCGAAGAGACACGCATGATAATGCGGTCTTTGATTTTTTTCGCCGTATTCTCCACAGTGGAAGAATCGGACGAGTTTAGGAGAAATCGCTTTTCGTAAGCGTTTCATGAATTTTTGAAAGTGAGATTTTATTAGTGAGCCGCCCGGAGGAACGTGCTCTGGAGCATAGGTGAGAGTTATGAAGGCATTGTCGTCATGACCGTAGGCTTCATGGACACAACGCATCGCCCATTGGCGGGAGCGTTCTAGACGACAGCCTATGCATTGTCCGCAGGGAACCTGGATTCCTACACGAGAGGCAGACGGCCTCGCGTAAGGATTTTTGAAAGAGATTGTAGGTTTCCCGTTGACAGTTTTGACATTTAATAATTGCCAAGCCGGGATCGGGTGATAACAAGGCATACGCGCCCCTTTAGGCGCGAATACCACCACGCATTGGCATTATAT